ACATTGCACCATTAGCACATACCGCATTATCTTTATACAACTCAAAGTTTATTTCTTCATCAAGGATTCGGTCAACCGTAGCCGTGGGATGACGTTCTTCCAGTAAGGTTTCTGGAGAGATGTTGTATTGCATGATAAGATGAGGATACAGAGAGTTAAGGTCAAAAGACACAACCCAATCATACTTTCCCGGAATCGGTTCCTTAACATAAGCACCTGCGTACTTTTCGTTTTTCTGAGACTTGTTCTTGGGGGGAATAACAATATTCCTCTTCTTCAAATAGTTATAAATTATCGTATCCCACATACGAACCTGATAGAATACATCTGCATAATTGACTTTAGCATCATATGCCATAGTCAAAGCAAGTTCAATCAGTTTCATCTTGTCTTCCAGTCGGTCAACAAGTTCTACGTCAACAATATTGTATTCAATATACTTTTGCCAACCGTGAGTATAGAAATCTTTGAAGGTTTCAAACTCACTGTGGTCAAGTTTCTTTTGACCAAGTTCAACCTGAGCTATGTAGTCCAGGCGATATGATTCTTGTGCCTTATATGTAAATTTCTTATACAAATCAAGATAGTCAAGTTGAGTCACACCACCCACGTCAAACATAGTTTGCTTTCTACCCTTGACAAAGATCTCACTCTCTGTGACCAGACCCCAGGGCGAGAAACGCTTCATCAGTTTCTCACCAAGCACTCTGTTGAGACGCTTACAAATGTATGGGATATCATACAGTTGACAGTTCCACCCTGTGATCACATCAGGCACGTCTTGCATCCAATAGTTGATGAAGTCACTCAACAACTGATGTTCGCTGGGACAGTGGCGATAAGTGACGTTCTTCTGCTTATTCACAAAGGGTTTTACACCCCAAGTCACAATCTCCTTGGTGTTGTAGTCCTGAATTGTAATCGCAAGAATCTCTTCCGACGCGGACTCTACATCAGGGAATCCGTGTTCAGATGCTGTCTCAATATCAATGGTTACTAGTTTGATCTGATTAATGTCAAACTTAATCTCATCTTGAGGATACTTCTCTGAAATATACTGATAGATGTAACGATCATTTCCATAGATGGGAAATCCATCTACGTCATCATATTTCTTGTAAAACTCCCGACAATCACGCACACTGCCGGGATGAAGTTCTTCTACTACTTCTCCATTTAATGTCCGATACTTTGTATTCTTCTTTGACTTTACAAATAAGGTAGGGAAGAACTCATCTCTGTGCTCATACCTTTTACCATTATCAACACCACGAACCAGAAACTGATTCCCAATCAACTGAACATTAGTGTAGAAACGCATTACTTAGTGAGTTCTTCGTACTTTTCAACTAGGGTGGGCATGGGTTCTGTAAGAGTAATAATCTTTTCAGAACTAATCATAAATTCGTCTTGACGAGATACATTTAATAACCAGGGTTCTAATGTTCCGTCATCCTTTAACAAGAAAGGATTGGTCATTTTACAATCGGGTTCTCCGATGTCTGCCCCTACTTCATCAATCTGAGTTATCAGAATCTGACCCGTCGTCAGTAGTAGTGCTTTGATTGTTTTCGGTTCCTTCTTTTCGTTCGCCATAAGTCAAGACATCCTCAATGTACATTTGGGTTAGTTTAGGAATAGGTTCCACCATGGTCACTAACCAATCAGATGGAACAGGAATATTTACCTCAGCAGAAAGAGGCATCCAAGGGAACAAGGAAACTTCAAATCCTGCTCTCTTTTCATTGCCTTCTTCTCCAGCGGGGACAGGATTACGCATCTTGACAACACAGGGTTTCTCCAAGCGATATCCAATTACCCTACGATCATCACCTTCACCAACACACATCTCGCTTACATCAGCGATAATGTCCTCTCCTGATTTGAAGAGCATTAATTTAATGGTCATGTTGTATTTTTACCTTCTAGTATTTTAGCAATAAAAAGGAGGGGCGTCAACTGGATTTGGCCAGTTGCCCCTCCGTCTGCGACGACGATATTCAATAGTATTTAGAACCAGTCTTTGCGCTGATGATGATCTGGAACAATCCTACCAAGAACAATAGTTAGTAACCCATCCTCAAATTCAACTGATCTAACTTCCGTATCCTCTGCCAGTGTCCAAGATCTGGTGAAAGATCGTTGAGCCATTCCTCTGTGGACATAAGTTTTTTCGGACTCGGTATCCTCTCTTTGTCCTTCGACAAAGAGTTTTCCGTCTTGTGTGTAGACATTTACTTCTTTCTTTTTAAATCCTGCTAGTGCAATTTCTAATCGCGATTCTACTTCACTAATCGTGACTAGATTAAATGGTGGATAATTCTTCGTTGTTTCGTGGAGATTAAACAACCTATCGAAGTATTCATCCATTCCAATACTATTCCTATTTATGCGTTCCATCAACGCAGGCAGGTCCGCAGCAGTATACCGTGCAAGGTTTCCCATGATTCTTAGCTCCTTTAAAAGCGAGTTTGTGTTTTGTGGACCCCGAAGGCATCCGTTATATTTATAACACAAAACATAAAAAAACGGGGTAGTGAACCCCGTAGTTTTTTATTCGGTTATTCCGAAAAAAGAAGATAAATTAGCATTATCATTATCATTTTCCATATAGTCAACAAAATCTACTTGAGTTGGTTCAGTTTCACCTTCAAGTTGATGAAGAATATAAACTTCACCACCCAAACTATGTGGTCCTTTTAATGGAAAATCAACTGTCCAATCAGGAAAAACATTTCTAAATTTAGTATTAATAATATCTTCAGCATGAGATTTATAACTGTTATATGCTAAATCACAATATTCAACCATTTTAAAAAATAGATCATCTCTATCAGTTTTTACACCCAGAGCATTTCCTTTCCTAGATTGAATGAGTATTTTAACTTGATATCCATCTCTCTCTGCTTCCCAAAGATGACGAAGTAAATCCCAGGCATACCTTTTATTAAAGTTTGTGTCCGCAACCATAGTGAATAGTTTTGTACCATTTTTATCGGTTTTATTGTCACCAAATGGATTATCTTCATTTTTTACATAATCTCTAACTTCTTCTTCCGTGGAGTTTTCTGTCATTCTTGTGGGTTCTTCACCCCATTTGACGATAGAATTTTCTACCGCAGAAATAGCACCAATATAATTGTACCTTTTTTTGATTCCCATCAAATCAAGAATCTCTCTTACTATTTTGATGTTAGTGTGATCAAGTTTATTCTCCTGACATACTCTAACACAAGCAAAAATAAAATGATCTTGAACAGCGTTTGTTGTGCCATCAGTGGCATTTATATAAACACCTGCTAAAGTTAATTTTGATTCTGGTTTTAAAAAACTATACTTATGATCGTCCACTTCAACATACTCAACACCAGGTACTTTTGAAATTGCTAATTGGTTAGCAGCAGCGTGAGAATGTCTACGATCAATTAATTTTTTTAACGTGTCTATAACAATAAATGGGAATGGCCATTTTAATAAATCCCATCCTCCAGCATTAAAGGAAGCATTAAGAGCATGAACATTTCCTTTTTCTTGTTTTACTCCTCTACATCCGTTGTCTGTAGATATAAGATGTTTGAGGTATTCTATTGAAAATCTTACGAATTTTAGTAGTGGGAAATCAATAAGTGGATCATCCAACTTATCTAATTTTGACTTGACATCCTCTACCGTTAGGTTTTCAAACCTTACTTTCCTTGCCATTTTTAAATTAATTAAATACGATCCCTGTAAAAACAACGATCAATGTTTTATTATTTATACATCATAACATAAAAAAGCACCCCGTCAAGGGTGCTTGTAAGTTCCGACTTTCGTAGAGACCGCACGAAAGGTCTCAGTCTTATTTATTCGGTTTCCTGGGTCTTTCCTTTCTTGCCGATATTATACTTCTGCTCTAGTACCCAATCAGACTTATCCTTATATGCCAGAACTTTGATTTGGTTCAAAGGTGCAATGTCAGTCACAGAGTCTGGTTTGACCACAGAGATCAGTCCCCAGTCTGCCAGGAGACGGACAATGCGGTTGCGTCTCTGAACATCATTCAAT